GGTGAATTGCGACCCCGACAAGCAACTAGCCATAGAAAATATCAGAGTGAAATCGTCGGAAAGTGTAAAAATTACATGGTATTATGCCGCTTGGCACGAGTTTTGTATTGCTTAATAGCCCATATGTGCAAGATAAAAAATTATGGGCAGACCAAAAAAATATGTGGACACCTCAAAGGAACCGAAACTTGAAAATCTTGAGGACAGAAGAAAGTTTTATCAATCAGAGCTCGCTAGAATTAAAGTTGAAAAAGAATCAAACAAACTAATCGACGGAAACATTGTAAAAGATCAAGCGTTCAAAACTGGACGCATCATAAGAGACTCTCTTATGGCGATTCCTTCTAGAGTGAGTGCAGACTTGGCTTCTGAAACAGACACGTTCTCTATAGAACAGATTTTAGAAAAAGAGATAAGAATAGTTTTAGAGAACTTATCTAAAAATCTTGAACTTGTTAATCCAGAATCTCCGGAAACAGAAGATGACGACGAGTAGAAACTTCTACAACGAAGGAATGTCAGCTGGACTAAAGCCAGATGTTAAACTTACTGTATCGGAGTGGGCAGATAAATATAGAATACTTCCAAGTAAAGGATCCGCTGAGCCAGGAAGATATAGAACAGCTAGAGCTCCATTCTTAAAAGAGATCATGGATAGTTTATCTCCAAGTTCTCCAGTGCAAAAAGTAGTATTCATGAAGTCTTCTCAGGTTGGTGGAACTGAACTCGGATTGAACTGGTTGGGTTTTATTGTAGCTGCGTGTCCTAGCCCAATGATGATTATTCAACCAACGATCGAACTTGCGGAAAGATTTTCAAAACAGCGAGTTCAACCGATGATTGATGAAACTCCAGAGCTGAGGTCTTTGATAGCGCCAGCTAGAAGTAGAGACTCAGGGAATTCTATTTTGATTAAGGAATTTACTGGCGGAGTTTTAATTATGTCAGGGAGTAATTCTCCGGCTTCGTTACGATCTATGCCGATCAGGTTTTTGTTTGCAGATGAGGCTAGTGCGTATGAGGGTAACGCTGAGGGAGACCCAATATCATTAGCAGAAAAAAGAACACAGACTTTTGCAAGAAGAAAGATATTTCTAAACTCAACACCAACAAGTAAGGATTCCTGTAGGATTGAGGCAGAATTTAATTTAACAGATCAAAGAAGATTCTACGTTCCATGTCCAGAATGTGGTCATATGCAGTATTTACAGTTTAAAAACTTAAAGTGGGTGGACGATAACTACAAGGACGTTAAATACGAGTGTGAGAATTGTAAGGAATTAATTCCTGAGCACAGAAAAACTAAAATGCTCGCAAATGGAGTTTGGAGACCAACCGCACACTCTGATGATAAAACAATAGTTGGATATCATATAAACAGTTTATATTCTCCTCTGGGTTGGTGTTCTTGGAACGAGATAGTGAAAGAGTTTTTGAAAGCTAAGGGCTCTCCTGAAAAATTGAGGTCTTGGGTGAATTCAATTCTTGGAGAAACGTTTGAAGAGGAATTCAGCGCTAAAGTTGGAGCAGAGGGTTTGAGAGCTCGCGTTGAAACATGGGATCCGACGGTATTACCAAAGGGTGTTTTAGTTTTAACAGTTGGTGTTGACGTTCAAGATAATAGATTTGCAGTAAGCACATGGGGGTATGGTGTTGATGACCAGTCGTGGTTAGTGGATCACGTTGAAATTTTTGGAGATCCATCTCAGGGTGATATTTGGAAAACGCTAACAACGGTAATTGAGAGAAAATATAAATCAGAAAAAGGATTTAGTATTCAGGTTTCATGCGCTGCGATTGACTCTGGAGGTCACTTCACTCATGAGGCCTATCAGTACGTCAGATCTATGAAGAATCATGCTGTTAAAGTAATGGCGGTTAAGGGTCAATCTCAAAAAGGAAAGCCCGCCATTGGAAAACCTTCTAAGATGGATATAAACTTTAGAGGAAACACTTTGAAGGCCGGAGTGGATTTGTATCCTGTTGGCACTGACACGATAAAGGCGTTAATTTATGGAAGACTCAAGCATAATGATGTTGGCGTTGGTTATATACATTTTAATGCGAATGTGACTGACGAGTATTTTAAACAGCTCACATCTGAAAAACAGATTACTAGATATGTCCGTGGTTTCCCTGTGAGGGAGTGGGTAGCTAATGGTAGGAATGAGGCGCTCGACTGTGCTGTATATGCGTTTGCTGCATTCCAATGGAATTGTACTAGATATCATCGCGCCACGATGTGGGAGCAGATAGAGAAGAAGTTGGGAATAAAGGGCGAAACAGTTGAAGTGCCAATCAAGGTGGAGCATACTGAAGAAAAAGTTGAAGACCCTTTGAAAAAACAAGTTCAAGCGCGTAAAATAAACACTATTAGACGATCTGGTGGGTTTGTTAGCGGTTATTAGTCATTAAAAGGAGTTAATTGATGAAAATTCCAAGCGAGATAACCAGTGGAGACAGCGCCACTTGGTTGGATGAAGCTACTACAGATAATTTAGGGAATGCAGTGGACTCCGCTGAATATACATTAACATATGAATTACGCGGGCCAAGTAGTTTAACACTGACCGGATCTGTTAGTGGAACTGGATGGAGTACTTCAATAACCACTAGCGAGAGTGGTGGTTTAGAGCCCTCAGATTATTTTTGGAAAGCGTTTGCCACTAAATCAGGTGTAAGAATTACGCTTGGTGCTGGTATGATTAAGGTTCACCCGAATCTAGCTGTTGCACCAGCTGGTTTTGATGGAAGAACTCAAAGCGAAAAAGATTTAGCTGCAGTCCAGAGCGCGATAAGGTCTATAGTTAAGGGTGGTGCTGTTGCTGAATATACTATAGGTAATAGGTCATTAAGAAAAATTGGAATTAATGAATTAATGGCTCTAGAGAGCTCATTGAAAGCTACTGTTGCTCGCGAGAAAAAAGCAGAGATGATTAAAAACGGTCTTGGAAATCCATCTAATGTTTATGTGAGGTTCAAAAAATAATGTGGCCATTTAAAAAGAAAACGGAACCTAAAAAGAGAATGTTTGCTGGAGCCGCTGTCAATAGATTGACGAGTGATTGGATTAGTTCTGGGAGCTCTCAGGACAGTGAGATCAAGTCTAGTTTGGTTTTGCTAAGAAATAGGTCTAGACAGCTTGTAAGAGATGTTGACTATTGCAAGAGCGCAAAGAGAACGTTTGTTAATAATATTATCGGTTGCGGTGTTGGGATGCAGTCTCAAGTTAGAATGAAGCGCGGCGGAAAATTAAACGACAACGCAAATAAATTGATTGAGGCAAAGTGGGAGAAATGGAAAAAGGCCATCAACTGTCACACTCAGGGGAAGCTGTGTTTTTCTGAGATAGAGCGTTTAATTATTGGATCTATATTTGAGAGTGGAGAAATTATTGTACGGCTAATCACCCAACCAATGGGCAACATGAAGGTTCCACTTGCACTTGAAATTATTGAGTCTGATTATTTAGATGAAAGTTACAACGAAGTTTTATCTAACGGAAACGTAGTTAAAATGGGTGTTGAGGTTAATTCTTGGGGTAGGCCAGTGGCATATCACTTGAGAACAAAGCATCCTGGAGACGCTTACCAGTATGCAAATAAAAAACAGAGCAGAGTAAGAATTGAAGCGGATGAAATTTTATTTTTATTTTTAACTGATAGACCAGATCAAACAAGAGGCGTGACTCAACTTGCCAGCACAATCATGAGAATGAGACAGATGGCTGGATATGAGGAGGCCGAAATTACTGCAGCGCGCGCTACTGCAGCTCTGATGGGTTTTATTGAATCACCAGATGGAGAAGTACCGTCTGATGGTATTGAAAACGGGGATAGAGTTACTGATTTTGAGCCAGGCGTGTTCAAATATTTAGCTCCTGGAGAGAAGGTGAACGTTCCGAATATCACACGTCCTGGAGGACAGTTCGACCCATTTATGAGGTCTATGCTTAGAGCATTTTCCGCTGGTGTCGGTGCTAGTTATGAAAGTGTTTCTAAGGATTATAGTCAGAGTAACTATTCATCAAGCCGTTTGTCTCTATTAGACGACAGAGATAATTGGAGAGTTTTACAGGGTTGGATTATCGAGAATTTTCATCAAATAGTGTTTGAGAAGTGGTTTAAGCTGGGAGTTTTATCAGGAGAACTACCAATTAGTGACTTTGAAGAAAATCAAGACGCATATCTTTACCCCAAGTGGATGCCAAGAGGGTGGACTTGGATTGACCCATCAAAAGATATCGCTGCATATAAAGATGCTGTTAGATGTGGGTTCATGACTCAGTCGGATGTTGTGGCTCAGGGTGGAGGTGATCTTGAGGAGCTCATAGCACAAAGGGCAAGAGAGGTTGAACTTGCTGAAGAGTATGATCTTGTTTTTGATACAGACCCAGACGAAACAAATAGCGCCGGAGTAGCGCAACCAGAAGACCCTACTGACAAGCCTGAAGATGTAGCTCAGACTAAAAAAAAGAAGTAGTGTGTTTGTTTTTTTAAAAAACTGATTTAATCTAATTAATATGAAACTCAAAAAAATGTACCGCGCTTTAAGCGTTGGAGATATTCAGAGTGATGAGGATAAGAAGAGTATAACTTTTTCTTTTTCATCTGAATATCCAGTTGAAAGATATTTCGGAGAAGAAATTCTATCTCATGATGACGGAGCTCCAGATTTGTCTAGATTAAATGACGGAGCTGCGCTGCTTTGGAACCACAACACAGACAAACAAATTGGCGTTGTTGATAATGCTGAGATCCGAGGAAAAAAAGGATACGCAACAGTTCGATTTGGATCTAGTAAAGATGCACAAGAAATTTACTCAGATGTAAAATCTGGAATTATTAGAAACGTGTCTTTCGGTTATCAGATTCTCGAAATGAATCAAACTGGAACTAAGGATGCGCCAAAGTTTATTGCCACCAGGTGGGCTCCATATGAAATTTCATTAGTATCTGTTCCAGCTGATCCAACTATTGGAATTGGAAGATCAGATGCTGATGTTGAAAATGAAGTTAAAATAAATAAGGAAGGGAATGAAATGGAAAAACCAGTAGAAGAACAAAAACCAGTAGAAGAGGCTAAACCAGCTGAAGAAGCTAAACCAAGTCCAGTCGTAAGCATCGAAGAAGTTAAAAAAGAATCAGCTTTAATTGAGCGTGCTAGAGTTTCCGCGATTTTAGCACTTGGAGAGCAACACGGAGTTTCCGAACTTGCTCGCCAGCTCGTAGACGGCGGAAAAACAATAGAGGAGGCTAGAAACGCCGTGCTAGAAACAATCAAGGGTGGTCAAAAACCCGTAACTGAAAAAGGAAGTGACATCGGATTAACTGAGAAGGAAATCCGTAATTACTCATTCGTTAAAGCTATTAACGCTTTAGCAAACCCAAACGACAAGCGTGCTCAAGAAGCTGCTAAATTTGAGATCGAAGCATCTGAAGCAGCTGCTCAAAAAGCTGGTAAGGCTGCACGAGGATTAATGATCCCTGTCGATATCCTTCGCGAAAAACGCGACCTGGTTGTAGGAACTTCTACAGCTGGAGGCCACACTGTTGCTACTGATCTCATGGCAGGATCTTTCATTGAATTACTCCGTAAGAAATCTATCGTTCAAGCAGCTGGCGCAACAGTTATGAACGGTTTATCTTCTAACGTAGCTATTCCACGCCACACTGGTGCTGGTTCTGCTTACTGGGTTGCTGAGAGCGGAGCTCCTACTGAGTCCACTCAGTCTTTCGACCAAGTAACAATGGCTCCTAAAACCCTCGGCGCATATAGCGATTATAGCCGAAAACTTTTAATCCAATCTTCTATCGATGTTGAAAATTTCATCAAGAACGATTTGGCAAAAGTTATCGCTCTTGAAATCGACAGAGCTGCTCT